ATCTTGGCGAAGGAGGTTTCTCCTGTAGGATTGAGTTCAGAAGTAGCAACTTCGAGTGCTACATCCATAGCGTCCATAGTAGTTTCAGTCATCATTTCACCTTCCATTTCAAAAGAGTTGTTTTGTTTCAGTTTTTTCTGTTGCTCACCAGCTTTATTCTTAAAGTCAGCAAGTCTTGCTTTCATTAGCGTGTCCATTTCTTTCGTCTTGGACTGCATCTTTTTCTTGGCTTCGTCACGCTTCTTCTGAAGTTCCTTTTGACGACCAAGTTTCTTCTGTTGACCGATCTGCTTTTGTGCTCTCTCAGTCTCGGATTGCTTTTCAACAATCATAGTTTCTTCGACTTGTTCCTTCATTTTTTTACGTCTGTTGATACGATCTAATAAGTTTCTAGCACCTTTGGTTCTCCCATCCACAGACGAAGCATTGTTTTTTTTATATTTACGTTGCTGTTTTGGATTAACAACCACAAAAGCAGGTGGTAACTGAAGTCCAGAACCGTCGCCAGTAGAGTTAATCATTTCATCAATGGGTTTAGAAGAGTGAGGCATTTGTTGTCTATATTATTATTTAGTTCGTCTGGTAGTTCACGTAAGTATAGCAAAAACGCTTTCAAGATAGAGTGATGTCCCGTATCTATCTTGTAGAATAGAAGAGGGACAGCAGCGTCACCAAAAACGTTGAACAACATTGTCATATGGTTTAGGATGAGCTGAGATTTCAACTCATCCGTAGTTTCATATCGTTTGAACAGTCTCTTAATGTATTTGAATCTGTTCAAGTCTTCTTCAAACTCCTCATACGTATGTGATGAGGAGTTGATATAATTACGAATAGCAAAAAGGAGCCATGTCTCCTTATTCAACTCATCATACATTTACATATTATCAGGTTAATGTAACAGTTAGGGTAGCGGCACGGGAAACAACCTCTGGAGCACCATTAGTAGAGTTGACCTTAACTCTGTATTGGTCTTGGTGGTTATCTGCTACGGTTAAACCGGTGAGATTGAGAGTGTCACCAGTCTCGGCGGCGAGGTTAGTCCAGCGACCACCAGCTGCCTTACGCTGCCACTGGAAGGTAAGAAGCGTAGCATCTGCAGGAGGAGTAGAAATTGCTCCGGGTTGAATGGTGAAGGAAGCAGTACCGACGGCTTCTGTTCCGGCAGTATCTTCTGGTAGGAGAGCATCAATCGTGATGATAGCATCATCCTGACCGGCGACAGTATCCTCAGCAGTGGTAGCGTCGTCAAGTAGTGTGTCGTCATTAACAACACCAGCGGTGCCACCAGCAATCTTGAAGGAAGCAATACACTCTGCCTTATGACGGGTGTTGCCAGCAACATCAGTAAAAGTCTTATAGTACCACCAACCAGGACCGGTGATGCCACGGGCACGAGATCCAGGATCCTGTGCTTCGGCAAGACTTACACAAAGAAGGTCCCCTACAAAAGAATCGCCAGAGGCGTTTACATAGTCGGCAACTTCCTTAGGTGGTGTTCTTCTCGCTGCTGCTTGTCCAGCACCAAGAACAGCATCTCTCTTTAACTGGAGAGTTGTTGCGTTGGTGACAGAATATACAACATAAGGAACATCCGCGATCTCAAGGATGTCTCCAGGTTCTACATAGTTGTCGGTGGTGTCATCAGTGAAATCACCACCAACAATAACTACCTGACGAGGATCGCCATTAGTATCTGCTTGTACTTCAACAGTAACTAGCAAAGGGCGTCTGTCAATCTTTCCTAAAATTGCCATTGTTTTCTTCTAAAAGGGGACTATTTCTTAGTAGTATTTATAATATTATTCAGCTGGTGCTTCCTCTGCCCTAGCAAGAATAGCCTTCTCTACAACAGCAAGGAGTTGATCGTCCATGTCTGTCTTAGTTAGAGCAACTGCTTTCTTTAGAATGATTAGGCAGATCTCTACCAGTTTTTCACCAAGTTCCTCGTTCTCAGGGATCTTAGCAACGGTATCAGCAATGATCTTTTTGGCAAGGGGGAGTAAGAATGATAGCATTGTATGAGTCTCAAATAGAGCTCAATTATTTATTCTTATTTTTATGCTTCCACGCTGTAGCGTATGCAATTCCCTCTTTATCTTTGGGATAGTTCTTCTTAATATGCTTTACCATCCTCTCATACTTTTTACCAGGAGGAGCAACCTCATCCAGAGTTTCCTCATGGACTCTACGAGTTGCTCTCTGGGATCTCAATGCTTGCTGGATCTTCTTCTTTTCTTTTTTGGATTCAGCATCAGGAGCATTAGGAATCTCGGGCATTACCTCAACGGTATTACCCTTATTCACTTTTTTTCCTGAAGTTCTGCCTCCTCTTTCATCTTCTTCTTAGCAGCAATAATCTTGCTTACTTTCTTACGACGACCATGTAGATACTTGTCAGACTTATCTACATCACCATCGTTGTCAATGTCGGCATCTTCCTTGCCAACTGGATCTAGTTTCTTTTCACCTAGAACCTCAGCATTCTTAGCAGAGTTTACTTCATGTACGTGCATTTTTTCTTGGACAACTTCTAGTTCTTCGACAGGAACATTCTTGAGAAGAACACCACCCTCACCAAGTAGATCATAGTGAGTTACAGTGCCATCCTCTAGGAGAGTATGTTGACCAGGAACTACAAGGAAGTTAACTCCTTCTTTCTTTACCTTAGTGGCACAGTTGTGGAGTTTACCGTCATTGCCACACTTAGAGCATCCTTTGCCATCACAATGTGAACACTTACCCTCATCAATCATCTCACCTTCTGGTTCAAATCCTGCCTTGACACAGTTGTCAACACGCTTGCCACCTTTCATCTTGGTGCCCATCTGCTTGTAACCTTTCCAGCAAGCCTTACCATCGAGACCCTTTGCCTTCTCAATAATGATGGTGCCACTACCATCTTCCATTTCAACCTCATAGGTTGTGCCAACTAGTTCCTCTGGCATCAACTCTTCAGCAGCAACTACCTTAGTGGTGTCTCTAATCTCAGCACCGAACTGTTTCTGTCCACTAGGACGCTTAACATCACCAGGGGCGGCACCGTCTTTAGGATCTTTACTACCACCTTCTCCCTGCTCTTTGTAATGAGGATTGTCCTTAAGAGTAGGAATAGATTCCTCTCTCATGACAGGAGCCCATGTATAGTTTGAATGAATGTTGTCTACAGCAGCAGCAATAAGTGCTCTACTGTAATCATCCATGTGCTTCACTTCTGTAGTAGTCTTCTGTCTTTCCATTTGATGAAGGTTCGATAGTTTATTCTCTTACTTATTTATACTACGTATATCCTTGACCCAAGCACGAAACATGTTTCCATCCTCAGTAATAGCAATCACATAGTTTACTCCGGCACGGTGAATAGTTCCTTTCTGTCCTGTCACGGATGACATAATAACTTCACCTTCTTTGAATGCTTCCGTGTGTCTATGTTGCTGTCGGATAGCACGTTCTCGTAGTTTTCTAAAATCTTTCATAGCAAATAATCTCGGATCGCTTTCATAACTTTTTTACATTCATCATCAGAAATAGTTCTAGGCATACCTTCACGAAAACTTTGAAAGTCTGCTTGTAAAGCAAAGTTTCTCATTTTAGTAGCAGACATACCTGTAGCACCATCAGAATCAGCACTCCTTTCTCCAGATGAATGAACTCTAAAGTCCAAATAAAAGAAGTCGGGAGAATCTTTCTTCATGTGATTAGTAAAGTTTCTTTCGTAGTTAGCAGCATCTTCGCCGCCAGCAACCCAGATTGCATCTTCATACTCAGCATTAAACTTTTCCATTAACTTGAATGGATTGGAGATTGCCTTGTCCACATGAATATGGGAAGCGTGTGAAGGAAACATTTTTTTCACCAACTTAATCTTTGTCTGTGGATCCAAGGGATCTTTTGGTTTTTTGTTGGTGTTACTCAGATAGATCTGGTAGTCACATCCCTCTGCCCTAGCAACTTTAGCACACTCTTCGACTAGTTTTTCGTGACCAATGGTAGGTGGATTCATTCTACCAAATGCTAGGACAATCTTGCTCATTTCTTAGCCCACTTTTTCTGTTCGTTAAAGTTCCTTTCACTGAAACCACCAAGGCGTTGAACAATCTTCACTGCTCTGCTGGAATCCCTAACAATAACATAACCCTCCTGATCACCAACCTCATAAGTTCCATCTTTCTCATTGTAGTAGAACGTTTTGAATCGCTCTCCTGCCTCAAACTTAGGAATGAAGATAGGTTTGATGTTCTGGATACTATTATATAGTCCCACCATTGCTATAAACTCTCGCTTACTATTGAGAGCAATACGATAGTGATCTTTGAACTGCTTCTTCCACTTAGATATAGCTTTAGGATTTGTCAAACCCTGCCATTTCTTCGTGTATTTTTCCCTAAAGTATGCCAAATAGTCATCATAAAAACGAGCAGCACTGGTAACTTTCTGTCCCTCTCTTACTCGGGCATTAAAGTATTGTTTGATGAAATAAGCATGTCCCCACTGGTTGTCATAGTCACTAGCAATCTCATCCAGGAACTTAGAGCACTGACGGAGCAGGTTCATAGCAGCTGTCTTGTTCCGTTTGATCTGCAGGGTCTCGGATCTGGTCAGTACCATGTTAGCACCCAACTCGGACGTGTAGGGGGTGAGGATCAGCATCTTCTTACTGGACAGATGAGAGGCATCAAATCCAAAACTCACATTCAAGTCACGAATAGTTTTGGCAGTAGGAGATGCTGGATACTTGGCATGGATAACTACACAAGCATCACAAGTTTTAGCAGCATCATACAAATCATCGTGATCAGGGATACAGTAGCTGATCAACTGAGGTTTGAACATAATGCAGTTTTCACCGTGAACATCACGAACTATTTTTCTACCACCCTTATGAAAAAGAAAGTCTCCTTGAACCACATCCTTTAGTTTACCAGAATCATACAGTGGTTTGAATCCTTTCCACAATGCCATGTATGCTTTCTTGAGATCTGGATCAGCTTTAGTATCTCCTGTAATCTCTGCTTCAGACTTATACATACCAGGCTTTTTCTTGTTGAAGACACTCTTCTTGCCGACAAAGAACTGACCATCAGCAGGATCATATCCACAGAAGATAGCAGGGGAACCATCCCACTTGGTAGTAATGTTTTTATTACCTTTCGGAACAGAAGAGAAGGTCTTAACTAAGTCATCAAAGTATTCAAAAGCTTCATGGACACCAGCAGATCCAAGCATGAGCATGAGGTCTTCAGCATGTTCGAGGTGAAGATTAGCAGTCATTAGATTAGAGCGTTTGTGTACTGGTGAAGACCGTCTTTCTTTTCGATGTAGTTTCTGACAGCAGTGCCAGACCATTCAATCTTGTGCCTGACTTGTAGTATATCATGCTTCATGCCGTTGTTGGTGTTGGTGACGGACAGTACAACAACTGGCAGCGGCCTCGCTCTGGCGCTCTGTGGGCTAGTCGTGATAATACGAGAAGATAAGACTAAGTTAGGTGGCACTCCAAGTTCTGTATTGCCATTCAAAGGAAGTTCTAACTTTCTCATATCATACTTTTCAAAAACTCCACCTTGTCTAAGTTCTACCAACTGAACATATTCTTCATTTTTAGTAGCAAAATCATGTATTGTATTAACAAAATGTGTTCTCCAAGCAGGACTAGTGAACTTAGTTTGTAGTCTTCTATTTGCCCAGATGTATACGTTTCTCATAACGGCGGCGGCATGATGGTGGGTACTGTCATGCTGAGTATTCTGCTGGATTTCATAGTATCTCAATAGATCAGGATTACTTGTGATCTGTTCATCCAGAATAAGACCCCATAAGTCTTGAGCTGTTTCTATATCCCAACCACCAACCTGAGCAAACTGATTCACTTCACGCTTCAAAGAGATCTGGGTAATATTTAAACGTTGACTTGTAACTAATCCATCTTTACTTTTAGGAGCATTATATCTGGCAGGAATATCTATAGTCTTAGCACCATTTATAGTCAAGTTAACGTCTACTTTAGTTTCTGTTTGACCACTAAGACCATCAGCTTTGATATGAATCCTATCATATACTCTATTGTAATACATCACATTAGCGAGTTGTGATATTTCTCTTGAGTTAGCATACGAAATACATTCAAATATTAATCCAGATCTATCATACAATGCTTGATCTCTTTCCTCTGGATCATCAGCCAAAAAGTGTCCAGGAAACACCAATGCCATGTTAGATTCCGCCAAGGCAATCTCTGTCAAAACATCATCATCCGGAATAATCCTTTTTGATTCTTTTGATGTTCTGTAGTTTTCTGATTTGAATGTGTGACTAACAGAAAAAGCATTACCTCTTCTTACAACATGCGGTTGGAGAGAATCTAATACTCTAGTTACATCTTGTTGTGTTACTCTTTTAGATTTATTAATAAATCTTGCTGCTATTGCTGCCGCTATTACACCCTCCGATGCGTCTCCCATGTTATATCGATACCTTCGAGAACCACCAGCAGATCCAACTCCAAACTTGATAGACAATGAGGTGCTAGCTAGTCTCTGTAGTCTTCTTCTAGCTTCATCTTTGGGTAAAATATTAAGTCTATTATCCTGATTATATACAGTAGGAAGAACTTTTACTTCGTTTCCACCTTTTCCACGAGCTGCTTCTAATAATAAAGGTCTATCAATATTGTACTCAGAAGTAAGAAAGTTATAGAGTTCTACAATAGATGCTATTTTTGCTTGGGCATAAGCACCTGTTGCCATCTCCACTACTTGCTCCTGACTATTAGGTCTATTGGAATATCCCATAAACACAAAAAAACCTTCCCTAATATTTAGGGAAGGTAACACGGAGGGAGGGGGAGTCGAACCCCCAAGGGCTTTAACACCTCAACTGTTTTCAAGACAGGTTCCGTCGCCAATCGGATTGCCCCTCCAATAAATCAACGACGACTACAGTAGTAAGCATCGTTGGGTTTGTCGGCACAAATCCAAATGGTTGTGCCTGTATTGTTCCAATGCCTTATCGCATTAGCGACGATAAAGCAGTTTGTGACGAGATAAGTAACAAAAATAAAAGTCCTAACCACAGCGACAGCATCAGCTTCAGAATCTGTGAGTCCATCTTTC